GTCGGCCTCTGGATCGTCTCCAGTGGGTATCATGAAGGCTTTCATCAAGGCGTACTTTTGCGCGCCTGTAATTCCCTTATACGTCGCCTTATCGCCAGCGTCTTGACCTTCGCCAAACACCGTGAAACTGATTGTCTCGCCGCTGTCGCCGTCCATGAATGTAAACTCCACTTCTACGGTAACGATGTATTCGGTATTGCCTTTTGCCGTGGTATGTGTGCGGATGGAATGGCTTTTCATGTTCGGAATCATAATCACGTTCTGTTTTGACAACTCTTCCCGAACTTTCTCGTTTACGTCCGCTTCCGTTGCATACTTGTAATTGTGGAACTTGTTATATCCCGTTTTCTGGATGTACTTCACTTCCTGCATTACGACGGCCAACTTCTTCACCAAGCTACGCTCCGTCTGTTCCATGTATTTCAACCTCCTCGATGGTTTGTTTGACCGCGATAAGCTCATATTCTTCCGGATGCTTCGGTCTATAGTTGGCGTGTTCTAGCCATAATTTTAGATATTCTTCACTTTCAAAGCGCCATGCGCTAAATAGATGCTTTGCTGGTTGCGCATTGTATCCGTAATACAAGCCGGTTTCTTTATGCTTGAGGACGTAGCGGATTTTACTCTCCATAATCTCGCCGCCTTATGCTATACTTAGCTTGGATATGTTCAGATTTACTCTTGAACGGTCACGGTTGCCGCCGTGATCGTTTTTATTTGCTCTTGAAACAGCCGCGTGATTTCGATCCATGTTATTCGCTCCGGACTATCGACTGGCGTTTCCATCATGCGTTGTTGATAGTGGCGAAGCTTTGCAAGAGTGTCTTCCCAGCTCATTCCTCGTTCACCTCCTCCACCTTGTCGCATTCATTCCCGCAAGATTCGCAGTATTCTACTTTGAACGTTTCATGCCACGTTTTCCCGCCGAGCGGATATTCCCGCTTGATGCCGGTAAGTACAGGTGCTTTGCAGCAGTCCGAGACGATCATTTGGATTCCTCCTCGATTGGTACTGCAATCAGTCCGATATGTTCTAAATGCTCTTGTTGCTTCCGCATAAAATGAGCATTGACCACCTCTAATGCTCTTGCCTCATCTTCAGGCGATACCTCAATATGAACTTGATTTTCTTCTGGCGCGTATGCTGATTTTGTCACCTTAATTCCAGCAGCCTCTATCACATCAATAATTTCTCGCATCCGTTCGTTCATGCCGACACATTCTCCTCTAAATGGATTTCACTTGCATCTTCCACCAACTGACCTTTGCCAAGGTTGTAGTCATATACCCAAGCTGGCTTTCCTGCCGTCATTCTGCTGAATTCGATTTTCAGCACTCTGCTTTCCGGTTGCTCTTGCTGCCATTTCATGAGGGATTCGATTTGTTGTGCGTTCATTTGGATGGTCCTCCTTCAAGTGCATATGTAGCAATTAATCTCATGTCTCTGCCGTCATTCGCTTCGATTACGATCATGTTCGCAATCTCTTCCAGCGCCGATCTATACCGTTGCAACTCGGCAAGCACTAACCGATATGACGTAATCAAATCATCAATCTCGCCATGGTCTTTATCCGTTAGGACGCCCGCTTTATGCAGATCGTTGACGTTACCGGCGATGAAGTACACATCTTCTTCGCTAAGCTGTTCTTGCGATACGTTGGTCACGTCTAGCAGCCTCCTCGATATTAATCACCTGAACAGGTTCGGCCCCGATATATTCCCCGGTACAGTTCAAGCACATCTCCTGGTACTGGATCGGTGTTCCCGAGTGATTCACTTGTACCCAGTGGGTTGCTTTCTGTCCGCATCCGCATGTCATTTAGTTCCGCCTCCAATTTCGCTATTTTCTTATTTGCTTTCATGAGCCGATTTCCGAGGTCTTTTATAAGCTCGTCATCGACTTCTGCTTGTGCTTTTAGTTTCTTGTTTTCGAGAAAGAGTTGATCGTTGAGATAGGCGATATCTTGCATGATGATGGACATAGGGCTCCTTTTCGGCTGCCGCGCTACGCGCTGGGCTGTTCGGTCGGTTCGGTGGCCTTCGGCCTATTATCTAAATACTCTTGCACCCATTCCGCAGTAATCTTGGTGATTGGATGATTTTCCGGCGTGTCACCTGTTCGGATTGCCATAAACCAACGCTCTGCCGGACGGTCGATGTTGGGTTCAATAACTCCAAGTTCACGGTAATCGCAGTTACGGATATTGGCGATAGTTCCGACGAGACATGCGCATTCTCCGCTGTATGTTGATCCGTTTACGCGGCCTTCTTGCAGGGCTTTCAAAACGCCTTCCACTTCATTTGGTGCGGAATCAAGAATTTTATATAAGTCTTCTTTGGCATCGCTCAGGTCGGCATCGCGCAAGTAGGCACCGCTCAGGTTGGCATCGCTCAGGTCGGCATCGCGCAAGTAGGCACCGCTCAGGTTGGCACCGCTCAGGTCGGCATCGCTCAGGTTGGCATCGCTCAGGTTGGCATCGCGCAAGTAGGCACCGCTCAGGTTGGCACCGCTCAGGTTGGCACCGCTCAGGTTGGCACCGCTCAGGTCGGCATCGCTCAGGTTGGCATCGCTCAGGTCGGCACGTTTTCCACCTTCTTCGTTTCGGAACCATTTACGATGTAATTCGAGTATTTCCATTAGTTGTTCGCGAGTATAGGTTTTCATTGATATGTCTCCTTTTTGCGACTAAACCGCATATATTGTGTATAATGATTGGGATTATGCACCCTTTTGATCTACTTTCTTTATAATCTCTAAATCAGCGTTTTCCTTAACAATCCGTTCTGTGATAATCAGATCAAATTTATCTCCGTCTCCGAGGATAATGAGATCATCTGAGAGTAACTTAGGGTTGATGAAGGCTTTGGCTTGTTCTTTGGTCATGTGCGGGCCTCCTTATTTGCTGATATAGAAACGCGGATACAATCTTGGGTATCCAAGCGGCCCCAACCGATAGAACATGCGAGTTTCGCTCGCATACTTTGCGCCATTGACGGTTGCTTTACGCTTCATCTGATCTGCCTCCTTATTTGATGCTTTTGTACATTTCGCACAAATCACAGATTTCCTGAGTCGCATCCAAGTGATCGAGTCCGTCAAACTGTACTTTTATGCAAATATCCATGACTGCATGCCATAAGTCGCCGTAATCCTTTACTTTCGGATATTTGATGACATTACTCATTACGCTGTCACCTTCCCGTTCTTAACCAGTAATTCGTGGATATATGACATGCCTTTAGGTGTTACGAGAGTTTGCGTCTTGTTCTCGATGCCGGATGTTAAATGAGTAATGCTATACTGTCGGACATCAAAGTAGCCGCGGTCAATGTATTCTTGGTAGGGTAAATTATTGGATCGAAGTATCTTTTGTTCACGCAGGAATTCGAACAGTTTGTTTCGGCCGTAACCGATGGTCTTAGATACACGTTCCATCGTAAAATTATTCTTCGCACTCATGGCCGTGTCATATAGAGCAACCTTCGGACGATCATGTTCGATTTGAAGTTGAAGTTTCTCCGTGACTTCGACTTGTTCAATCAAAGCCACGAGAGCTTCTTTGTAGTTTTGAGGAAGTTGGTAAGGGCTTGCGAGTTGTTGTTTCATGCGGTTAAATTCATTGATATACATTTCTTTGAAGCGAGCTGCTTCTTTTCCGGTGTAGCCCATGACGAGAAAGGTGAATCCATCTTGCGACATATTAACCTTTGGGTATTCGCGGCCTCGTTCATTGATATAAGTTGACTGCTCAAAATTGAGCCGTGAGAATTCTTCGCTGCAATCGAGCATTTCAATGTCACGCAAAACATTTTTATGTTCCTTGCCAAAAACTTCTGCTACTGTCAAACTGTCGGTTACCGGGCGATTGTTTTCGATGAATACGAGTTTCGTCATTTAACTAGCTCCTCTCTTTTTACGTTCTACATGTCGAACATCGTGTATAAAAAAAATTTCTCTAGGGTCTTTCTTAAAGTAATTAGAAATCTTGAGCATGAGTTCCGCAGAAGGTACACCACCTTCTAGAACTCGATAGATGGAACTCCTAGAAACCTTCAATTCCTTTGCTAGTTTGGAAATGTTGACTTGGTTGGAATCAATGAGAAATTGTAGGTTGTTAATCACTTTGGCACCTCCGTTCGCTTGTTCTATTTGTTGTACAACATCAATGTACTACATATTGAACACCTTGTCAACCATGTAGTCCGTTATTTTTTATTTTTTTGTTATACACTATTTGTGTTACATGTAAGACACATAAAAGAAGGTGGTATGTCGTGTCGGAGATTGGGGACTATTTAAAAAAGATTAGAGGAGATATGCCGTTAAGAGAGGCGGCAAAACGAAGTGGTTTAAGTCATTCTTATATAAGCTCAATAGAAAATGATAAACATCCAACAACAAAAGCTCCTGTCAAGCCATCACCAGATAGCTTAAAACGGCTAGCAAAGGCTTATGGACATTCATATGAAGAATTAATGAGAGTAGCAGGATACAGTGATCATAAGGAAAGTAGTGCGGATGATTTAGATGGTATTAGTGAGTGGAGGAAAAAAGCGATCGAAGAGATATATAGAATGCCGGAGGATGAATTCAATTACTTTTACGAGTTAATGAAGCGCTTAACAAAAAAACAGTAAAACACTGGATATTATCCAGTTTCATTATTGCGCTCATTGCTTGCGGATAAAAGGATATTCAATAAGTTGGAACCGGCGTATTTGTCGTCAGTCATATCAACATACTTCTGTATCTGCTCTTTTGTTGCGCTTTTGATGAAGTGTTCAAATTCCTTCTGCCGTTCTTCCATATTACACCGCCTGTCTGAATATTATGTATGTAATGTTGAGCGCCAAAATTTTCCGCGGCGCTTTTTGTTTCTTCATGATACCGAATAGACGTTCGTATAGTCAATGTTTAAATCTGTCACCTTCTCTCATATTTTGGCATATAATCTTTGATTGAAAGCGTTTTCTGTTGCCTAGTTATCAATTATACGAATTTCATTGGATAGATGTTCCAACGAAATTTCGTAAGATAAAGATAACATCGCAATGCGATGTTTGTCTGTCGAACTATGGAACCAATTCATAACCGAATGTGTAACTGATTCGGTCAATCAATACCTCTTTTGTCGAAGTAAGATGAAACTTTTTTCTTATTTCGACGCGATACTGTACATTGCTTACCGCCGTAAAATGTAATATTACCGGTCTTTTTGCTGAAAGATTCCATCATATACGTAGACACCAATTTATTTTTATCTACACGCACAAACCCATAACGAGATAATATTCGATCAAGCTGCACCATGAGCGATCCAGTTAGGATGGTCGATGTTGTATGAATTTCTATTTTCCTATTGGCTACAACGATATATAATATGTCCATGTAGAATCACCCTAGTCTCATCCTTTCCATAGGATAGCGGAGTGATTATTTTTAGGCAAAAATCGTGATATCTTGATGCATCTAATTTCCGCTTATTATTGATATCTTCCACCCTTGATGCCATCATGTTAGCATGAGGTGGTAAAGGTGAAGAGAATCCCAGTAAATTTAAAAGAACATCAGCACGAATCGTTAAGGACATTAGCATTCAAGGATAAGAATAGCATTTCCGACCAGGTTCGAAAGGCTATAGATGATTATTTGAAAAAGAGGAATATTGAACTAAAAGACTCCCCGTAACGGGGATTTTTATTTAGGAGGACATCATGAGGGCCGTAATCTACAGCAGAATTTCAAAGGAAGAACAGAGTGTCTATTCCATTGGCGAACAAATCAAGCAATGCCGCGAATATTGTGAGAAGGAAAAATACGAGATCATCGACACCTATATTGACGAAGGATACTCTGCTAAAGACCTTAACCGTCCATCTGTTCAGAGAATGCTATCCGACCTAAGTCAAAAGAAATTTGATATCGTTGTCATTTGGAAGCTGGACAGGCTTACACGCGACACATTAGACGGTCTTTCGATGGTCAAAACGATGTTCAAGCCTAATGGCGTCGATTTCGCCAGCGTTACGGAGGATATTGATACATCTAATCCGGACGGCATGATGATGCTCACTATACGCCTCTCAATGGCCCAAAATGAGCGAGAGAAGATTGCCGAGCGTGTAGCATTGGGACAAGTTGCAAGAGCCAAGAGCGGCAAAAGAAACACTTCTGCGCGGCCATATGGATATAACCTTGATGATGATTTGAACCTTTTCATAAACGAAGAGGAAGCGCCTTGGGTCAAACAAATTTTTGAGTGGTATTTATCCGGTTGGGGTCGCGCTAAAATCGCCAGAACGCTTAATGAAAAAGGCGTTCCGACTAATCGAGGATTACCCGCATGGAAAGAAAAGATCATCGGCAATATCGTCCGCAATATCACCTATACCGGATGCGTCCACTATAAGCGCAAAGGCGATCCAGAATCCAAACGAATTATCGTACCTAATACCCATGAGGCCCTTATCACAATGGAAGAATATGAAGACGCGCAAATGATGGTACAGCGCCGGCGCGACCACGATATGAATTTATCCAGCTACACATTCCCTTTCTCCACGATCGTTAAATGTGCGGTGTGTGGCCGGTCCTATCACGGCAAACTGAAATCCAATTCGCTAAAGAATGGGAAGAAGGAATTTCATTATTACCGGTGCAGCGGTAAGTATCGACCGGATATTACATGTAACGAATCGGATATCGTTGAATCCAAAATTGTGGCGCTTCTCTTTTCCTACCTGGATAACGTCATTACGCAAAAAGGACTTGACGAAGAACGGTCGCTTACAACAAACCACATTGACGCGGCGAAGGAACGGAAACGGATCGAGAATAAGCTGGCCGATTCCAAAGAACGCCGAAAGAAATGGGCAAAGGCGATGGGCGAAGGGAAAATGGAGTACGAAGTCTATTCAGAGCTAATTGACGAAGAGACGCGGCAGAATGAACTTTTGCAGCAGCAGTTAGCTGAGCTGCCGGAAGAAACGCCAACAGGAAGAAAAGCTGGGGATGTTATCAACACACTGAGGAACATCAAAACGAATTGGTACGAGATGAGCGTTGAACAGCAAAAGCGGGTCATTCAATCTACATTCCGGCAAATCATCATAGGGAAGATCGAAGGAACATGGAGAATACTTGGTGTTAAGTTGAATCAATAAGGGCAGAATGCATACCTTAGCTTCGACCAAGGTTTATAAATGGGGATTTTTTATAATCGTCAATTCCAATTATTAGGTATTCATGCTATAATGTAATTAATACAATTGTATTAGGAGGACATATGAACCAGTTGCACATATCCATCCCCGATGAAGTGCGCGAACAGTTGCGGCAATTGGCATATAACAATAGGACAAGCATAGCGGAGGAAATAAGGAATGCTATTGCAGAGTATTTGAAGAAGGAGGAGAATAAACAGTGTTGAACATGTACGCCGTTATATGGAACGAATACATTAAAGATATCGTTATCGCTCATGACGAGGAAGAAGCGCGGGAATTGGCGTCAGATGGGTTGGTCGATATTGACGCAAACGGCGTGCCCGTTAAACTGCTTGACGACACTTTGCAAACGATGACGAAACAAGGACTGATGACGTTACGCGAAGTAATCAACCATTACGGCGATCCACGATATGTTAGCGGAATAGACAATATTAATGTGCATATATGAGGAGGATGAACATGGGAAGGATTGAAGAGATAAAGGAACGACTCAACAAATTTCAGACTGCGCCAAGAGATGGTTTTCAGAAAGGGTTGCCACTTGAGACAGTTAAAGTGATCGGTAATTTTTCTGATAACGCACCTGCAGATATTGAATACCTTCTCTCTCGACTCCAGATAGCAGAAGAAGCATTAAAGAACATCGTCGAAACTGTTAAAGAACGAGAGCTAGAAAGAATATTTGTGCCAAACATACGATATTCTATTGATATTACGAAAATAGCCGATACAGCATTAGAACAGATTGGAGAGTGATAAGAAGTGAATATATGGGTGATAAGGGATTTTCGCGGATATTACAGATCAAACCAACCGGACGAAACGCATACACCTGATTTGATTTTTGCCAAGGTTTTCGACTCTGAACGAGAAGCGTCAGAAGAAAGAGACATTGACGAAACGGTTGTTGAACTTAAAACATCGAGTCGAACGAATCCGCTTAGTCGCGTAGCGACGGAGGCCGTATCAAGCCTTATATTCTCTAATCTTTTCTTTTATTAATCCTCTATAATGATCTTTAAGCGTAAATAATCGATCATCATATCCTCTACATACAAATGGATATTCGATATATGCATATTTATCTATGGATTTGTCCAAGAACACATGGATATCATGACTTTTGAGTTTGATTTTCAAAGCTGCGAAATCGGCTGTAACTTTATCGATGATACGCTGCACCTGGTCACGTTCCGCCGCTGCAGATCGTTCTAAACGGAAAGTCAGCGTCTCGAGACATTGGTACAGCAAAACGAGGTCGCGGACGATGTGTAATTCTTCGCTAGTGGTGCGGCTTGGCATGGGGATCACCTGAAGGGAATGGATAAGCACATTGTAAGGGATGGGAGGTAACGAGGCAAATGTTTTGGCCGTTCAAAAAGAATCAGAAACGGTTCCGTGTAAAGATTGTTAAAGCCGACCCGCAATATTGGCATAAGGATTATATCGGCGCTGAATTCATCGTTAGTTATGCCATAAACCCATCTGCAGAAGAAGTAAAGTTTTTGTACCGGATACTGCCAATTAGAGAAAACAAGAAAGTATTAAGGCGAGAGGATTGGTGGAGGACGAAAGCGACAAACGCATGGGGATATTATCTTAATGTGCATGCTGATGATATAGAAATAACAAAAGAAGCCTCCGACCAATGAGTCAGAGGCTTTTATATTTACGCATCCGGAGGAAGCCCTGCCATCTTTCTTAGTTCGTCAGCGCGTTCGTGCCAAGTTTCCTTTTCCTCTTGGCATGTTGCAAGCGCATAATGGGCCTTACACAGATCGATTAAGTCTTGCGCTATCTTCGCATCCATCTTGTTAAAAAGCACGTCTACACCCCCGTTAAACTCGTTCAAATCCACTGGCCCTACAATACCCGGTACTTGCCCCTTATCCGTATATTGCAGGAACGTCCATTCAGTCCATCCGGACCTATTCTGCGGCGGATTCCCGTCATAGTCTGCCATCCAGATAGGATACTTGGATAGTGATGAATCTAAGTAATCATTCGTAAATGATGGGTACGAATAGATAATCGGAGTAACGCCGTATTTCCTTTGGATCCATTCGCACCAGGTATGGCAGATTTCCGTGATTGCTTGTTTGCTGTCCGCGTGAACGGTTTCGATATCGAGGATCGGCGGGATATCAAGCCCATTCAGGCCTCCGCATGCATCGAATACCGTTGCGAAGAATTGTGCTTCTGCCGCGGCTTCATGTACGTCAGAAGCGCGGCAGAAGTGATACAAACCGAGTGCCATTCCGGCAGCTTTGGCGCCGTTGTAGTTGGTATAAACTGTATCATCAACAACGGTTCGTCCTTCGGTTGCCTTTAAAATGGCAAAAGATATTCCCGCTGACTTTACCTTTGTCCAATCGGGAACACCTTGCCAGTGGGAGCAGTCCACGCCCTTACAGTTTGCAGGATCTCTAGTTTGCAATAAAATCACCCCCATTTCGCCAATACGTATCTTCCGATTCTTTTCTCGCTTTAATTGCTTCTTCAATTCTCTTATATGTCCCGATATAAATTTTTTTATTATTGCTACTTATTCTAACCATCCATGTGTTATTTGTTGTTTTCTGAACACCTGTTACACCTGTTGTATTTGATATCCTAGACCTTTGATTTCTTGCTTGTTCATATGATGTAGCCCACCTGCAATTGGATGGTTCATAATTCCCATTAACATCTATACGATCAATTGAATGTTTATTAGACGGGATTAAATCCATATCATTGATAAAATTTTCAAAACTATTCTTCCATCTTTCACATACAGATATTCCTCTACCGCCATAAAGATGATACTTTTTGGTGTTAGGATTAGTGCACCTTTGTATCATAGCACTCCATATTCTATATTCTTTTGTTCCATGTCTACCATGCTTTTTTGATACACTACTAACTCTTTCTCTATTGAAACAACCGCAAGAAACTGTATTGCCTGATTTTAAAGAATTTGTCAAAACATTTTCTACAATTTTTCCGCAATCACATCTACATTTCCATACAATTGATTTCTTCTTTGCTTTTCCATATTCTCGATACCCCATTTTTTCTATTACAGTCAATCTTCCAAACTTCATTTCCGTTATATCTTTGTAAACCCCCATATCACTACCTCCTTAGTAGTATCCTATATTTTAAGGGGCAACGCGGTAGGATTCCGCGCTTTCGGTGATCGGCCTAGCCCCTCCTATATTATACCATATTTCGACTCACGCCCCCTTGTTTTTGGTCAGATATTCATGCAGCGTCATAGCGACATTTATCGCTTGCTGAGTAGACTCGTTGTATTTACCGGTTTTTATTGCATCATATACGGCTGTCATTTCCTTACTGATATCTTGTAGGTACGGAACCATCTGCTCATAGCTCATAGGAGGCGCTACAACGGTCTGAATCGGCGTTCCTGTGGTTGTGACTGCCGCTTGTTGCGCCGCGGCAGAAACACCATTTACGGCCCCAGAGATGAACGATTTCATGTTGAAATGAGCTTCTCGCAGGATAAGTGCCAGGATAACGCCCCATAATGTGGTAATGGAGTTCGCATCAATATTGAGTCCTAATTTACTGTTGAGGATCGATACTGCTAGGCCGACAAGGAAATACGTAAGATTACGAACGTTAGCGTTTTTCAGTAGATTCATGGTTATTCTCCTTTGGAATTTTGATTTCTTTTGAAAAATCACCTTTAAGTATCCACGCCACAACCGCCCGTAACTCAGGACTCCCGCGCTTTCTGACGTCATCAATTCGGAATTCCATGGATCTCCTCCATTCAAGGCGATAAGATAATCAACCTTTGATTCGATTCGCTTTAAATCGTTGTTGCCGAATATATTGTTGACGTGCTTGTTAATCTGCGATTTAATGAGTTGCTTAGATAATTCTCGCAGTAAAAAACCAACCGCGCCGAGAATTGTTATCTCTGCGCGGTGGGCCCAAGCGAATTCTATAAAATTAATGACCGTTTGAATAAGGATTGCCATTTTTCCCCCTTGGGCTCATAGAGGAATTGCTGGGCTACATGTTGACCTAGGAAGCTCTCGATTAGTTCATATGTCTTGTCATCTACTGCGGCCGGTAGTTGTTCCATTCCAATCAAAGGGCATCATCTCCTTTTAAAAATGAAAAAAGAGCCGAATCATCGACTCTTTTCCTTTGGTTCCAGTAATATTCCGGCAATTATGATGATTGGCAGAAAAATCATTGACAAACTATACAATAGAATCTTTTTGACAACGTTCCATGTGATAATTCCAACCTCATCCCAATGTGAAAACTCAAAAATCCATTCTAAAACCTTTGCTATAATAGGTCCAAGTATAATGATTAGCGTCAACCATGTGAACCATTCGGAAGTAAAAAAATCGAAGATACTAACCTCCTATCGTAAAGGAACTCCCGATTTCATTAGTTTGGAATTTACATCCAAGTATACATTATTGATTTGCTTCTGAATATCCCTTAGTTTATTTGCTTTATCATCTGCACTCAAATTATTATTGGCATTGATTTGTTTCTTCTGATCGGACAAGTCGGACAATTGTTTAAGAACTGATCCTTTCGCTTGCGAAGTCATTGTCTTGTACAAATCATCACTATACCAAGATGGAAGCGGAGCGCCTACTTGTTTATTATCATTATGTGCGTTTTCAATATTCTGTTTTGCATTATAGAAGTCGTTCGTCAAGTTATTTGTGAATGTAGGATCCACAATGAAGTTTTTAAGCAATGTATTACGCACATTTGCGCCGCCAACTTGAGAATTTAGCGGCAAAAGTAGGCGCGCTGGATCACCTCCATATGCGCGAAGTAAATAGTCAACTTTCATCGGTGAGAAATTGAGCGCAGAACCAATTTGCTTCGCAATTTCCGATGTTTTTTCATCATATTGATATTGAGGCGACCGTCCTTGCAATGACTTTGGAACAATCGGCGCACCCGTGAAACTCTGGTTACCAGCTAATGCTACGGCTGGCGCTATGGTAGTAGCATTAAACAACCCTTGAATACTTTGATCTATCCCACCACCTTGTGTCGCGCCCTGCAATGCTCCTGATACAATAGGAGGAGTCCAAGCGTTCGCTAAGGCGTCCAGAGTTCCTTTGTAGGCATTTGGATCCTTGTTAACCACATCATCCAATACAGAATTGATAAGTCCTCCTAAAGCTCCATATTCAGGCGGTAAAGGAATTTTAGCAAACGTACCGTCTGCGTTTTTGTTCACAATCAGATTGCGGTACTTTTCGCGCGCTGGTAATTGCTGATAATCTGGATCATTGTTGAATCGTGCATACTCATATAGTTTCGGTAATACAACTAAAGTTCCGATTCCCGCAGCAGCTTTTAGCGCGCTTTTAGGAGTGGCGAAAGACTTAGCAATCCTGTACATTCCTTGCAGCGCAGCGTTAGAGTAAGGAACGAATGCCTCCGTTTCCCTTCCCATTGATCCTCTACGAGAGAAATTCACTGTAGATTCTCGGGCTGCATTTATCGCATTTCTAACGTTCTCCGGTGTTCGTTCTTTACCCATTATTTCACGGCGATAAGCAGCCATACGGTTTACGTTTTCCGAAATATCCGCTACTTTTTCAAGTGCTTGAAACGGTAGTTTCGCCGCTCCGATAGCACCCTTTACAATTCCTTGAGGTGATAACGGTGCATATCTGCGCATGTTAAATACAGCATTATTAACTGCCTTATCGCCTCTTAGAAGCGCCGAATATTCACCCCCTGCCCGTTTAAATTCTTCCGCTAATTTACCGAGTCCCGGTATATGAAGTGTTTCGCCGACTGAGCTAATAAAGGCGGCAGGTAGGTCTACGGTTAGATGTTTAATCGCGTTTGGCGATTGAATCGCCGCTTGAATTGTATCGGCCGTAAGGTTTTTAACGGAAAACATAGGTGCCAATAGTCCAGTAGCGCCGCGCTTTGTCCAATTAGACAATTTTTGCATAGCTTTCATGACAATACTAGATGGTTCTGATCCCATGCCAATTAGAGCTTTTACCGCTTCAGGATTGTGCACTTTCACATATACCGGTTGACCTTTTACCATCGCTCGCACAATGGTTTCATCTCCCGGCTTCGCCATCTTGAACAAAGACTTATAATCATGGTCGAGCTGTTCTAGGAAAGATTCTGAACCTCCTTCGCGAAGCGCTTTATCCAAGTTCGAATAGCTTGTTGATGGCTTCTTAACGATTTCCGCAACACCTTTCATAGCTTCTGGATCCGATTGAATTGCTTTAACTATTTCCTGCATCGTCCGGTTACGTAATTCCGCGTTTTTCCAAGCGTAGGTTTGCTCAATCATCGAGCGAATCGGGCTTACTATTTTACGAGTCGAACCGGTTGGCGAAACCTCTTTAATCGGTGCGCTTTGACCTGAAAATGCCGATCCTCCTTGCATTCTTGGTTGTTTTAATCTTTCGATTGTACTAAATTGTCGGCGCATAGGAGCATAACTAGGATTCTGATCCCGCATTGCATCGCGTGCTTCTTTGGAAATCAACCCTTCACGAACACCAGAGTCGAGTAGGTTTGTTGTATATTGATCCCACATTTCCCCTGCTTTTTTAAGCTGCGGATAACGCTGTTCAAGCTTCTGATATGCTTCTTTAGCCTTTTCCGGTGTCATCCCTAGTGATTCATCATAAACGCGCTCTCCGCGTCCAATACGTGTCTCTGCATGCCTTAAAATGAGGTAATCATCAAGCGCTTTACCCGCTTGTCCGGCTTGCTTCATGATGTCATCCAAACTATTACCGATTACTTTTCCTTCGTTATTAACGAATTTATCGCGGATGATTGTATTTGCAATGTTATTAGCTCTAGCTGCGTCCATAGCTGCATTATAAGTTTCAGGACTGATATTCTTTAAAGGCGAAAGGTAATCGACAGCAGTCTGATATGCTGTCTTTGCCCCTTGTTTTATTGTCTGTCCTAGACCTTCGATGTTGGATTTTAAGGGATTATTGACAATTTGCTGATCCGTCGATACCATTCGATCGCTTTGTTTGGATCCAAAAGGTGTGAATCCAACGCCTCCCGACTCTCCAAACAATCGTGTGAACCAGTTAGATTTCTGTGGCGTTTCTTCCGCAGTAGCGGCAGTTTCTATAGGTGATTGCTGGGTTGCATCTGTCGGCGGTTCATTTTGTGATAGTCGTGCGCGTTCATCTGCAAATATAGAACCCTGTGGACTTCCATTTGCAAGTTGAGAGCGTTCTTTATCGAATATCGAAGGCTCTCCCACAGAACGCGCGAAATTAGACATTGTACGGTCGCCTAATGCTCCTAAGGCGGGAACCCCTCCTCCTAACGCGCCTCCTAACAAAGCTCCCTCTAACGCGCTCCTAGACACGTTAGAAAGCGTCGGTTCTTCTGTTGCTGCTGTTCCCGCGGCATTAAGTGCTGCACCTTCTGCGGCACCTTGCGCTGTTCCTACACCGATTTTACTAAGCAATCCTTCTCCGGCATTCAGTCCAAGACGTGACAGACCACTTTCAACTAGTCCAGGTATGGCTCCTGCGCCTGTTCCATAGGTTGCCACAAGTGGCGCGGCGAGTCCTGCAATTTGATTTCCGACTGCATCGAATGATGGATTTCCGGTTGATTGGACCGGGTTCATTTGTGCATACTCTTGGCGTGCATTCGTTCCCGGTTGCACAACATTTCCCGTTCTCAGACCTTCTAAAAAGTCCGAGAACGAGGAAGGATGCTGTATATCTGGCGCATTTGGAACGGCCTGTTCAGCAGTTTTTCCAAGCGTGTACTGTACGATATCCGGTTGATCTTGACCGAATTTTCCGAACATGTTAGAAGTGAATGCGTTGACGCCTTTAGATAACAAATCCGGGTTCAAATACTGCTGTATTAAGTTCGGTTGTTTTGTCGGTTCGAATGCTTGCGGATTAGATTGATATGCCGATCTCATAGCATTTGCATAGTCGGAATTGTCCTGATTGTATTGAGACGATGACGAAGAATCATCTTGCGGTGATGTCTCCACGTAGTCATATGTTTTGATGCCATTACTAGCGAGTGCTGCACGTTCATCTGCAAATATGCTCTTTTCAGGAAGTGCAGTTTTGCTTCGCGGTTGCATCCCTAGACTTTGTCGTTCCGCATCAAAGATGCTCATTACTCATCGTCCTCCACTGTATGACGTAGGTGGCTTTGCTCCTTGTCCGTATCGTTTCAATAGCGCTAAAGTCTGTTCATCAGGCAAGTTGAGACTTAAGATTTTAGAACGAAGAGCATATGGATCTCCTCTCATTGTGTCGAGTTCCGGCATAATTTGTGATAATTGATCAGTTGTCATAGACTTTGGCACAGGTGTTTGCGACGGTGTGGAAGCAGGTTTCTGCGAACCTCCCGATGAACGAGGTGCGGCCGAAGGAATAGAACCATATCCTGCGCGGGCGTCATAATAATTTCCGTGCTCATTGTAATAATTACCTTGTGCTTTCTGTAGATCAATTTGCGACTGTACTTGTTGTGCATTCAACGGAGTCAATCCTTGAACCTGAGCATACATCAAGGCAGGATCATCTTTGGGTTCAACAGGAATTCCATATTGCTGAGAAAGTTGATTCGCAAGGTTGATATGATCTTGTTGAGTTAATCGCCCTTGGTTATACAATGCTTCTTCACGCTGCAAATCTGTTTGCTGACCTGCTAAAGTTCGTTGTCCTTGTGGGAATATCCAATTCCCTTGAGCATCCTGTTTCGCGCCAATTAATGCGCCTATTTGTTGATTAGTCGCCGCAAGTCGAGCTTTTTCATCCGGCGAAGCATTGAACCAATCGGCGCTATTCTGCTGCATTTGCTGGACTTGGCTCGAATAAGGGTTGTAGATTCCAGTGATACCAGCTTGCTGAATTCCTTGGTTAAATTGGTTTTGATTATTCCTCATGAGCGCATCAAGTGCACTTAACGCATTTTGATACTGCTGTTGCTGTTGTGCTTGATGCTGTTGGATAATCTGCGGAACAACTTGCGTCATAAGGTTCTGCTGCTGAATATTGCCTAACCTTTGCGCTTCGTCTTGAAGTGCGCTAGACCTTCCTAATCCTGCCGTTCCTAGCGCTTCCTGAGCGCCACGTATGTTCTGCTGTGTGAGATAGTTAGCATTAGATAATGCTGATTGATATTGTGGACTTGAATACACATCAAACGGCTGTTGATTCTGCGAGTAATTGCGAAGATAGTTCAGCGTATCGTTGATCTGATTCTGATTCGTATTGTACTGCTGCTGAGGTTGTGCGAGTGCAGATATTGCGCTTTGTCCGTAGCTTCCTGCCGAGTATGGCTGTACAGATGATTGAGTGCTTTGAGCAGCATTCGGATCGCCATAATTTTTGCGATATGCTTGATCTGCTTGATTAAGTGTATCTTGATCGCTATAGGTAGAACCTTGGTAGTTTTTTTGAGGTCGAAGAAAATTATTACCGTTGTATTGCACATATCCGCTGTTTGGATCATAGGAAATTTTACTGTCGTCGTATCCTTTTCCGTTCATGTACGAACGTACAGCTGTGTCATAGGCCACAATATCAACTCCTTTGGGTAAATAAAAAAGAGCCGCCATAGGCGACTCCTGATTTTTATATGAACTTCCGATTAAATCCGCATCTTATATTTTAAGCATACCTTATGTTGGATATACGTGCAAGCTATTCTTGGCTTGCGTAATATGTGAATTGTACTGCAAGACCGTTATAAATATCAGTGTAAGGGATGCAGCCCCATCCATCGATTTGCTTGCAAGATGGAACATCCGGATTTTCTTTGCTTGCTTTAATCAAAGCGCTGTACTTGTCCATGAGAGCCGAGATATAATCAGTTTTTGCTTTCGGCGTTTTGAAATCGTCAAGTGATTCAGCACTTGCCATCGGAACCGCAAGCATAAATATGATTACAAACAACAGGACAACTTTTTTCATGATATCTTCTCCCGCATCATTTTAGGTATATTATACCATATCCATAGGTTTAGATCTATAGGTTAGGATATCGAGGTTATGACACCGTTAGAAAAATTTATAGTTAATGTTTGGTATGTTTGAGCGGTAAAATCAACCGAAACGACTACCGGCAATGAACCATTTGCCCCGGTAAATGCATTAGCTTTTGCATCCAAATCCTGCTGCAATGTATGACCAGTCCCTGTATTTACATGTTTCGACCATGCGGATACCTTAGCGCTTCCGCCTGGGCTTAAAAATATGTCTCCGGTTGGGCTTAAAGTGATTGGCACATTCGTTCCGAACGTCGATAGAATTAATCCTGCGGCATATGCCAAATATGCACTTAAAGAACCAGCACTTGTCCACGATAAGCCTGGTCCGCCGCCGGTTGACGTTGTGAATTGTGCATAGTTAAGCGCATCTACTAGAACGGAAAACAAGTTCGCCGTATTCGACATTTCTGCCCTTGGATATGTCCCATTAGCAGTAGCGATATATGAACCAAAAATCTGTACCGATTCAATCAAACCTGCTGTAATTGTTCCTAAATCCGCAGAAATGGCAGATAATTGCTGTACATCCATAACTTGGGCAGTTATCTTATCGAAGTTGTAATCGTCGAGTGTCAAAAGTAATTCTCGTAGTTGGGCCACGATAGTATTGATTTTTATAATGATATCATCTTGCGTTGGCATCGGCGGAAGGCCCGTGAATACTGGAACCGGCATTGTAGCACCTCCTAAATCTGTACTGGAATAATGCGGCTATATCGCTGTACTTCGTTAATTTCAACGTATCCACTGCCGGAAATTTGATATCGATACCAAAACGAGATAGGAACCGTATCAAGCGGAACTATCATTCGGTTACTTGTGGCCACGGTGTTTACTGATTCCGGGTAAGGACTAACCGAAATGAAGTTTGATCCTCGATCATCCGGAGAAACAGATACATTCATGGTAGATGACGAAGGAAAATATCCTTGGATATGCATTTCAAGTAAATCTTTTTCTGCTTCTTTTTGGCCATCATCAAACGGCTTTGACGTAATCGACCACGAAATAGCAGTTCCGTTGTCGGTCGTTCCATTGTTAAGTTGATACGTCTGACCGTTTACATCACCGGCATAGGGGATCGTGTTGAGCAATGCACCGTAACGCAATCCGCCTAGACTAATACTGCGTACTCTCCATATCCCGGTTCGGTCGGAACGTGTGTCGAAGACAATTTCTGTATCTGGCTCCGTATTCGATCCCGTGACGAGACAGAGATAATATCTATATCCGTCCGTCCATGCAAAACATTTGTTCCAATAGGTAGTATTGATGCTTTGGATAATGCTTCGGATTTGCTTGTTCCCGATACCTCTTGCAGCCCCTCCTGCGCCCATGTAGATATCCTGGGCGCCAAGCCAGAAGAGATATCCGCTAACCTCGACAATCGTTTTGCTTGATACGCATCCAATCGATGATGATTGTTCGACAAGTCTATGAATGGAGCGAGAATCACCGGTTAAAAAGATGACGGCGAATGAATCTTTCTTGAACACCCATATGTTTCCTTCAAATCCCTTTAGTCCTGTTATATTGCCGCCTCGTGGCGTGTAGTATTGAATTAATCCCGCATTATCCGGCGTCGTCCAATCGGTCGCGTTTTGGAATGCTGAGAAATTGACAATATCATTCGTCGCAATATACACGCGCAAGTTGTTAGCAGCAATATACGGGCCTTTTGGTGCCGATGCAGACAAGTCCGATATCGTCGGTGTCGGCGTTCCCTGGATGAGTTTTACATTGTCGGTCCCGTTTGTGATGATTAGTCCCGATCCATTTACATCAAAGTTAGCCGCGGCCCAATCTGTTGCGGTGAATCCTGTTGCAAGTGTTGTCCAGTCTGCGCCGTTGTAATATTGCAGCGTCGTTCCTACGGCTCGTACGAGGAAGTTATTGGCGTAGTTAGTTAAGAGGTATGTTACCCCTCCGCCTGAGCTTCCGTAGGCTGTACGGCCTTTTCTGACAGCGATGGCAGGAAAAAGGTCAAAATCCCACCCATACTCGGAAGTTGAAGCGTTGGGCGATATATCGAAAGGATCGTTGCCGCCTTGATTCGTTCCGGCGCTGAAATTGTTGGCCGTACGTAATTCCTTATATGATGGGTTTCGCCATTGTGCGCACATGTAATCACCTCACAATCATTGGCTTGGCGCCCAACCTATCCAGCCGTTAATTCCAGTTGGGTAGACATTTTTCGGAATCGTCGGAAGCGTTGAAACCGGAGTAATCCAAGAAGGCTCATTGACGACTGTTGACCATAACATATCCTGGATGATTTCATTCCGCGAAGCATCATAATTCTGCTGCATGATTGTATCCCTACGAGCTTCCGCAATCCTTCTTAGAACGCCGTATTTCAGTATTTCAAGGTACTTTTGAGGAACGGATACAGGAGAAGTTGAATCCGTAATCTGCGCCGCGGCACCATCAAGGAACATATAAACTTGATAATTATCCACCGTATCTGTGGGCGGAATGTTAATAAACATAGTGTTCTGACCTACAATAGTGTACCAATAGTCGCCCGGATCAAGTACGCCGTCATCATCGCGCCGGTAAGGGAGTTGCATAAAGTCCGGATTTGTAGCGTCCGAAGATACTTGAATCGTTACCGTTCGGATTTGCTCAATGTATTGGATTGTTACCGGCAAAGGATAGAATTGAACGCCTGTTTGAAGAGGAAAATTTACCGGACCTATATCGATTTTGAATATGTTAAAGATATCGTTTTGCTCATCATTCATCCATATGCTTTTTTGTTGTGGCGTGAAACTATTTCTATACCTTAAATCTATATCAGTCAATAAGTCAGAAGATAAAATAGGCATCAATTATCACCTCGATTTTAATTGAAAAGACACCCGTTAATCAGGTGTCTTGGATTTATTTGGTGCTTTATTCAATTTCATTTGTTGATGAATGGGGAGATTGTACGGAATTATTCTCGATGTAATTTAAAAAGATAATAATAAATGGGATTGTCATAATGGTTCTAAAATAGTAAAGGTTGTTGAACCCTAATTCAAAAATCATAAATACTATAAATAAAAATAAAGATGTTCTCTTGTTCACTAAATTGCTTCTAAAGAAGAAAAATAGTGTTGCGTAGATTAGAATAAGCAATATAACGGAACCCCTGATCGTCGTAACCACAATGCCGGAATCAAACAAAACAACGTCCGAATTAGCCCCTCCTGTAAATCCAATCGCTGAAAATGGATGTGAAAGTAGATATTCAACGTTCTGTGATTGATTCCCATCCGCATACCTTCCTAGAATTCCATTGTCAGTGGATAAAGTTGTCTTCATTATGTTGAATTTTAGGACTTCCCAATACGCGCTTATCCAGTTGCCAAACATTAAAATAATTGCCATTATCGGTAAGGAAGATAATACAAAGAAGCGCAATTTCTTTTTTATTTTGACAATAAGCATAACTACACCTACAACGAGGAAAAATATACTCGTATTAGATTGAAGTTCCAAGCAAAAAAACAAGTAGATGAAAGCCATTACCAAATAAATTTTCTTGTTGAAGGACGTATATGTTTTGTAGTTAAGAAAGAAAAAAAGAAACATAAAAAATCCCGCTATGGAGTGCGTCCCAAAACTGACAACCGGCTTTCCTCTATCCAGCATGTTTGGCACAAGTTCCGGATAGAAGTCAGAATAATAGTTTACGAGAAAATTCCATATCGGTAAAAGGTGAAAAATAATACCAAAGCCAACCGCGATCAATACGATGTTTACCGTGTTAAATGCTGGAATAATTAAATTACTTGCCTTAATATCGTCCAATTTTAAACAATACATCAGTGTTAATAAAAAGAAAAACGTTGCTGCTGATCTTTCGAATGATCCATTATAGTTAATTAAAGTCGCCGTCCACAAGATAGTATTAATCAAAAGTAATGATATTAAAAAATTAAGGTTCATTTTTTTAGCAATAACGACTATCATCGAAAACATAGCAACCGTAAACAGAGATATTGCAAATGTTAAATTCCGATCAATTTCCCCACCGATTGACGTTGGGTAGGCTATTCCTATTAAGAATAGTATGGAGATTAGTATACTTGAACTTTTACTTTTGCTTAAATATGCCGGTTGACTTATAGCAATACTACTATACATTGTTGCATTCATTCCTCCGTATAATTTTATATGAGGTATATTATACCAATATGGAGGAATGGCAACCACTGGTTTTTTCGATTATGTTCCCGTTAAGCATCTAAGGGGTTGCCAAGTACCCGGAGTACCAGCTACCGTGCAAATCCATCCCAAAACTATATATTGACTTCCTGACGTACCAGAAACGGCAGGATTCGGATTATAAATAATCTGTCCTGCTTGGAATGTTCCTGATGTTGGTGGATATGTACCTCCTAACGAAATGAATCCAGAACTACCGTCATATTTATTTTGTCCGATGATATTGGGGTTTGTGGCAATGGTCATGGAACGTACGCCCATGCCTTTGAACGTGTTGTTAGCAATATAGTTCATCGTACCAGCAGCTACATATAGACCTAACTGAGACAAAGTCGTGGAAGATGATATGATTCTATTGTTAGTAATGTCTAAGAAACTTGCGTTTGTTTGAATTCCGCCATACTGTGATGTAGCGTTCGTTCCGCAATCAATGATATGGTTGTCGGAAATCTTCCCGTTATCGGTAGTGGCAAGTTGATAAATACCAAATTTCTTTGCTAATTTTATTGTGTTACCAATAATGGTGAATGTAGCTCCAACCGTCTTGATACCGTGATCGTTGGTATTAATAATCATGTTGTTCTGTATGTCAGCATTGACGTTCGTGGAAATAATAATCCCGCAACCTTCTGTTAGGTTTGCATACGTGTCACGGATGCGGTTGTTTTTGATGGAAACATCTGGAGTCGATGGGGCAGTACCACCAAATACAGCAATTCCATAGAAAAAACATCCGCGTATTAAATTTCCCTCGATGTTGATTTCTGTAATCGTTCCATTCGCACCATCATTAACAGATACAGCTTTTTGAAGAGAAGCAGTAGCGCCGCCAATGAATCTATTTCCTTTAATATTTACGTTTGTTATGCTGTCTGTTGTTGTATTGGGTTCAAGATCAATAGCTCCCGGCATATCATTCCGTGCCATTTGGTAAAAGGTATTATTGATGATATCAACGCCGCTTGCGTTGATGACAGATACGCCGTTACGATTTGTGTTATTTCCGATAAATCTATTTTTATCGATGGTAACATTGGTAGAACTGTTATTTATATATATTCCATCGCCAATCAAGTTAATGAATCGACAATTTTTAACCGTTACAGAATCACTATCTATGATTTGTATAGTGTGACGTGATTCATTCCAAGTGGTTTGATTCGTTACATTACCGTCAAAAATTATTTCATCGATAATCACGTTATTTGATGCGTTTAATTCCAGCAATGCAAATGCGGCTGTATTATTTTTGAATTTTAGCGTTCCGCCACCGGTAACAATAAGGTTGGAAGTTAAATTTACTGTATCAATTAAAAAAGTTGATCCGCTTGGTATCCAAATAATTCCTGCGCCTGCTGTTTGTGCAGCATTAACAGCTGCTTGAATCGCTGCTGTATCATCGGTTATACCGTCACCTTTTGCGAGATATGGTGAAGCTTTTACGTTGTAAATGATTGATCCCCATATATTCGATAATGAAACCGCATTCCCCATATACTTACTGATTTCTGCCGCTACGGTGTTTTGTTGATATTGTCCGAGACTCATTCTCTCACCTTCTTTCTACAATCATCCTTTGCCTGCAATCGTTGCCGTAATTGTTGCGGCGGCAGACGAACTAAGTCGTACATATCGTGCGCCTAGATCGGGTATCGACAAATAGAAATCACCGTTTGCTCCTGTCGCCTTGATACCTGTCTTGTAAAAGTTAGTGTTATCCTGGGAAACTTCGACTTCGATATCGGTAGCAGCGCTTGTATTACCAAATGCACTAACAGAATCTTCATATTGGCAGTCAATAGACGTTGAAGTTCCAGCCGCCAATACTGCAGCAGCATTCCATGCGTTTGCGTGTGCCCCGACAACAGGAACAGCATTTACGGAAACAAATAGCGCATTGTTTAGAGCGTGTATTGATATATATTGATTTTGTGTTGTGTCATATCCAAATAGAAGGGAAGCCGATTGTAATGCGTTTGATGAATCTGGACTGTACGCCCCAGTGTTAGCGGGTATATAGGATGCCCCTGTACTAACAATAAGATTTTTTGACCCATCAACACGTAATCTATCCCATCCTGTACCGTTAAAACCCAACAACCTCGCGTTTACAGCTAATCCAACGGCATTCGGGTCTACACCATCTACTGATGTATTGGCTGCTGTTACGGGTATAGCATTTGTGCCGTTTTGACCCATAACACGCGCATTGGTGTCAAGTCCTACGTTTGTAGCAGCTTCCGTTCCAT